TACGGTAAACACACCGCCTAAAAGATTTTGGGAGTAGATAGAGGATAAAATAACTTGCCGGGGTTAAACCCCGGCGGGTTATATTTATTTAATGGTACTAATTAAAAGAAAGGCTAAAATAATGAAAACTCAAACTATTAAATTATTATCGGCCGTTATTGTAGCGGGAAGACCGGCAAGCCCGGAAGACGAAAACAAGGGCATATATACAGTAACCGAAGCCGAAGCAAGAAACTTAATAGCAAGAAAACGCGCTATTAAGTTTGACGGCAAAGTAGAAGAAAACGCCGGCAAAGGCGATAAAAAACCGCCTATAGATATAGACGCGGTTAAAAAGATAGCTGAAGAATTAGGGGTAAAATTTAATAATGCAATAGGCGCGGAAAAATTAGAAGCGCGCGTAATTGAAGACCTTAAAGCAAAGGCTGAAGAAATCGGGCTAACATTTGCGGAAAATTTACCGCTTGCCGACGCTTACGAACAATATAAAGCAAAGGTAAACGAAGCAAACGGCGACGACGATAATAAAATATCGGTAGACGAATTAAAAGAAATTGCTAAAGCGGCCGAAATTGAAATAAAAGAAGATACGGCCGACGAAGATTTACAAGACTTTATAGAACTTGAATTAGAACAATACGCAAATGAATTAGGGTTAGAAGTTGAAGAAAACGACGACGCTAAAACATTATGGGCTAAAATTCAAGAAAAATTAAAAGAATCTAAATAAAATGACAGTAAACGAAAATTTATATAGTTATGTTAGGGCTTTCGGCGAGGTAATTATTTTTACCTTGCCGGACGGTACTACAATAGACAAAGACACACAGGGGCAACCGCTTAAAGGTATATTTGATAATGCCTATTTTTTGCAAGAAATAGGCGACATGGATATAGATAATACCCAACCGCGCTTAACTTGCGTAGAAGCAGATGTAACAAATGTAAGTAAAGAAAGTACCGTAGAAATAAACGGCATTACATACGAAGTTACACAAAAGCCCCAAACCGACGGTACGGGCATGTGCCAAATTCCTTTATGTAAACAAGGAAAAATGTAAAATATGTTTGAAGCGCACATAGACAATACACAATTAAATAATTTAGTAAAAGACCTTGAATTAACCGAACGCCAATTACTAAATATTGCTAAAAAAGTATTCAAAATGAGCGCTAAAGATTTTGCTAAAAAGGTCATTAAGCGCGCTAATAGCGAATATCAAATATCGCAAAAGAAATTAAAAGAAAGAATTAGGCAATATGTTATAAATGACCTAACAATAAAGATTTTTAACGGTTTTTATCGCGTAGGCTTAACACATTGGCGCGCGCGCCAAATAGGAAAAATACGAAAAGGCGGTAAAAGACGCAAGAATGGACGCGGCGGCGTAGAATTTGGCGCGGCCGGTCAAAGACAATTTAGGCCGGGGGCATTTATTTACACTTCAAAGAAAAAAGACGGAAGCCCCGGCGGTAAAGTAGCATTTAAGCGAACGGGTAGCGCCCGTTTACCGATTCAAAAACAAGTAGCGGATATAGACGACGCAATAACGCCTATACTTGAATCGGAAGTAGATAACTTTTATAGCACTTTTTCGGCTAGATTTGATAAAGAATGTATTAAATATTTAGGTAAAAGTTAATGGCTAATAAATCAGAATATAAAAGCATAATAGACAGTATTATAGACGCATTTAAGGCCGAATATCCGGCATATAATATATACGATTATGACGAAATAGAAGACGAAAACGACATAACATTACCGGCAATTTTAATACAATTACCGAATTTTGAAAGCGCAAACAACCCTATAAGGGAAGTATTTAGAGTAAATGCAACTTTTAGGGCGTATGTATGCGAATCATATAGAAAAACGGCCGACGGCGTAGCAAAAACCCGCGTAAGAGATACCGCGCTAGCGGTGGCAAAATTCATAAATAATAATGATTTTGGCGCAAATAATGTATTTAATAAAGCGGCTTTTAATTACGCAACTGAAGACGAATTTAACGAAAAAATATCAAGCGGCGAAGTTTGGTATATAGAGTGGGAACAACAAATATATAGTAATGTAGTATAACTACGGAAAGGACAGGCAAAAATGACAGCAGTAACAGGCAAAGAAACGATTACTTTAGGTATTCGCGACCTAAAGATATCCCCGCTTCTTAAAGACGATTCTACGGGGGTAGAGTATGGCGCGCCGGTTGATGTACCGGGCGTTAAGGAAATTACAATTAACTTAATTCAAGACGAAAAAGAATTAACAGGCGACGGCGTAATACTTGATACTTACAACAAACGCAAAGGCTATGAAGTATCATTTAGAAACGCACAATTTACGCAAGAAGTTTTAGACATTATTAACGGGTCTACAACAACAAAAACAGGCGAAACAGGCGCAGAAGTTTACACAACACCCGACACCGCAAGCGACGAACCGGGCTATTTTGCGTTAGAATTTGCGCCTGAAAGAAGCATAGGCGAAAAAGACTATCATAGGGTACTATTTAAAGTTAATGGCACATATTCGGAAGAATACACCGAAGAAGACTACATGGTATGTAGTTTTAGCGGTAAAGGCGTAGCGCGTACTTATGATAAGAAATTCGGCGAACGCAGAACATACGAAGCAATAACAGATATTACACAAATACCCGTTATTAGTGCGTAGTAATTAAATGTAGATTTAAAAAGGCGGTTTTTATTGCCGCCTTTTTTTGTAATAAAAAGAAAGGCATAAAATGACATTAGAAAAAGTAACCGGCAAAGGTTTTAAGGCTAAAATTTTAGGTAAAGAATATTTGGTACAATTCCAAGTACGCAATTTTATAGCATTAAAAAAACGCTTTAATATTGAAATGTACGACTTGGTAAACAGGGTATTAAATGCCGATATGGAAGCAATTATATATATGATATGGTGCGGTACATTGGTATTTAATGATTTTGACATATCCGACCCGGTAAGTATCAAAGAAGAAATAGACTTAAAACAATTATACGAAATGGACGGCAATTTATTAAGAGAAATAAGCCTAAATATATCTAAAGGTTTGTTAGATAGTCTACCGAAAGCAGACGCAAAAAAAAAGCAGAAAACGACCGGCATGGTAGCGGAAGCGCTAAAGAAAATAAAGACGATTCTAAAAATGAAATAGAATGGGGCTTACTTCTATATATCTATGTTTCGGTCATGGGCTTTAGTGAAGAATCGTTTTTTAAGGCTACATACTTAAAGATTTATACACTATTAGAAGCCCGAACGGACTATATGAAGAAAACCGCCGGCGGCGGCGTAAATACCGATAATGAAAACAAGGCGTTACAAAGTTTAGACAATTTTTTAGGTTAATATAATGGCAAAAAAGAAGTTAGACATATTTTTAGGCATGGACAATGCCGAATTAAAGAGCAAATTAAACGAATCTACTAACTTGCTTAAAGGTTTTCAAACAACCATAGGCGGGGTATTAGGTGGCGCGGCTTTAGGTATATCCATTAAAAGTATGGGCGATTTTGCTATAAATGCTTCTAAAAAATTTGAACAAGCCCAAATATCATTTAGCAAAATGCTACAAAGCGAAAAAGACGGCCAAAGGCTAATAAATGATATTCAAGACTTGGCAAATGCTACCCCCATGACTTCCGACAGTTTGGCGAATAATGCGCGCTTATTGTTAAATTTTAATGCGGTAGCAAAAGACGAAGTAATACCGACCCTTAAAATGTTAGGCGATATAACAGGCGGCGACCAAGCGCGCATGGATAGTTTAACCCTTGCATTTGCGCAAAGTGCGAGCGCCGGCCGTCTTATGGGTCAAGACCTATTACAAATGATTAACGCGGGCTTTAATCCGTTACAAATAATGGCCGAAAAAACCGGCAAAAGTATAGCGCAACTTAAAGACGACATGAGTAAGGGCAAAATATCTACGGATATGGTTATACAAGCCTTTAAGGACGCTACCGAAGCGGGCGGCAAATTCTACGGCATGATGGAAGCCCAAAGCCAAAGTAAAGCGGGTTTGGAAGCAACAAAGGCCGATAGTTTAGAAATTTTGGCGCGTACTATTACCGATAAGGCTATGCCGGCTTTGAAAGAATTAGACAAAGCCGAAATAGATATAATACGCGATACGACCGAAGTAGTTAAAACCATTGGCGCGTGGACGGAAGTAAACAACCAAACTATAAACGCAATTACAAACATGGCGCTTGCATTAACTACCGCGGTATTAGGTTTTCAAGGTGTAGCGGCCATAGTCCGTACCGTATCAACGGCACATATAGAAAGTGTAGCGGCCATAAGAGCGGCCGAAGCGGCGCAATTAGCGGAAGCAAAAGCGGCAAGTACGGCGGCAGCGGCTGAAATAGAATTATATTATGCAAAATTAGAGGGCAACGCGGCATATATTAAAGAAACTACGGCGGCTTATAATTCCGCTACGGCTAAATTGGCCGAAGCAAGAGCAAGCGCAAGCGCAACCCAAGCAACGGCGCTACAATATGCGGCGGCGGGTAATTTGGCTAAAGCGTTTCAAGTGGCAACGGTACAAGTACGCGCGTTTACCGTATCTTTATTGGCAAACCCTTTTACATGGATAGCGGTAGCGATAGCGGGCGTAACGGCGGCAGTATTTGCATATAAAAATTCGTTAGAAGAAACCGGCAAGGCTTTAGACGATATAAACGCAAAATACGACCAACAAAGCCGCGCTATTGACGATAATATAGGCACTATTAACAGGCTTATAGATGTTAAAAAACGAAGCGTAACGCAAGAAGAAGAATTAAATAAGGCCGTAAATGCTTTAATTGAACAATACCCAAATATATTAAGCGAATACGACAAAGAAATAATTAAACTTCAAGGCGTAAATAAAGAACTTGCAAGGAAAATATATTTAACTACGCAAGCGGCCAAAGTAGAAGACCTACGAAAACAAAAAGAAAAAATAGACAAAAAAGCCGATAGCCAAAGGCGCGGTTATGTAATGAGCCAAACGGCCAATAGCGCAAGAACCGGCATGCCGTTAAATATCGAGGGCGGCCGCTACGGCGTTAGAAAATCAGTACAACGCGACCAAGACCGAATAAATAAAGAATTGGCTGAAGCCGAAAAATTGTTAAAACAAATTGAAAATAACGAAGTAGGTTTTGGCACAAACGAAGAAAAACAAGAAAGCCGCCCAAGAACAACCGGCGGGGCTACTACTAGCGATTCGGATAAACGCAAAGCAGAACGCGCGGCCGAAAGAGCGCGCAAAGAAGCCATAGCGTTAAGAAATGCGCAATATGACGCGGAATTATTACAAGTGCGTAAAAATTCCGAAGAAGAATACCAAATACAATTACAAAAGGTAAACGCAAAAATAGCGCTTGAAAAGCAAGGAACGGCCGCACATCAACAAGCATTAAACGAAAGGACTAAATTAGTACAACAACACCAACAACAAATAGGCGAAATGGAATTAGCCGCATTTAACAATAAATCGGAATTGGCTAATTTAGAAATGCAACGCGAAAAAGAGTTATTAGACCTTGAAAAAGAACGCGGGGCAATATCAAACGACGATTACTATAAAAAGTTGTTGGAATTTGAAGAAAAAAAATATAATTTACGGTTAGAATATCTAAATAAGCAACAGGCATTATATAATAATGACTTACAAAAATTTACCGAAATAGAACAACAAAAATTATTAGCGACGGCTGAATACGAAAACCAAAAACAACAAATAGTAAACGATTCTATAAAAGCAGAATCGGAAAATTGGCAAAACTTATTTAGTAGTATCGGTAGTAGTTTTCAAGATTCTTTAGGCGACTTTTTGGCGGGTAATAGAACATTAAAAGATAGTTTTATAAGCATATTTAACGATATAAAAACTTCTTTTGCTAAAATGATAGCCCAAATGTTAGCCGAACAAGCAAAATTAGCCATGGTAAAAGGTATAACAAACCTTGCCGGCGGTGGCGGTTGGTTAGGAACGGCCGCAAACTTTATAAAAGGCTTTTTTGCGGACGGCGGTATAGTACCCGGTAGTTATTCTAAAGAAATGCCAATTATAGCCCATGGGTCTGAAATGGTATTAAACCCGTTACAACAAAAGAACCTATGGAATATGATAGCAAGCGGCGCGGGCGCGCAACAAGCCCCGCAAGCCGTAGGCGGCAATAATCAACAACCCGTAATAGTAAACAATATTACGCCGGTTTTTCAAAGTTTAGACCCGGCGCAAGGCCAAAAGATGTTTACTAATTGGATGAAGCAAAGCGGCGTACCGATAGTACGCGACAGTATAAAAAATAATAATCATCAAATGCGCGATATTGTTAGGGGCGTTTAGTTAAATCTACTTCCCCTTTTTCGTTATAGCATTTATCGTATAACCAATGCGCGATTAGTTTTTTATCTTTGTTAAATACAAATGCTTCATGTTCAGATACAACAAGGTTAATATTTAATAATTGGCCTTTTGTGTCGTATGCTATCGTCTTATACGGGTAAACGCCGTTAAATGTGTTTAATTCATATTTTAACAGTTTACCCGCCGGCGAATAGTATAATTTTTTGTTGGGTTGGTCTTCGGTAACTACACCGTAAAAAGATAATTTATTATTTTTATCGTAAAAAGGTACTAATTTACGGCTAAAACCGATACCCGCCGTTAATTTACCGGCTTTTATTGCTTCTATATTTGAATAGTAGTAAATATCAGATAAAACGCCGTTAAATTCGTTTTTAGATATTGTTAGGTCGGTATTTTCAAAAGCAACTATACGCGCAGAATCTACCGTATATTCTACGGACGCTTGCAAGGTTAGAGGATAACCCGGCATGGCGAATATAAGCATAGCAAAGATAACTAACAAACTTTTTTTAAGTTTGCGTAGGTCTATAAGTTTGATTCTTGAAAAGTTTATAAAATCTTTTTCGGAATCTGTTAGCCTTACCGTATGTTTTTTAGGGTCTTTGTTTATGGGGCGACCCGCCCCCGGTCTTTGCCCGCCGCGTGTCATATTATACCGCCTTTCTTTATTTGATGTTTTTTAGAAACTTTTTAGCGCCGTTAATACATTGTATAGAATAGTCGCTATCTTTGCCCCATTGGTCGTAATTTTCTTGGGCAACATATATACTATGTTCTATTTGGTCTATTAAGGCTTTTTCTGTTCTTTCGTTTTTTTCGTTAAATTCTATAAAATCTAACCATGCGCCCTCTATGATATTATTTTTACTTTTTCTAACTTTTTCTATAATATTCATTTTGCCGCCTTTCTATAAATAAATTATCTATCTATATACATTATAACTCATTATTAGATTTTTGCAACATAAATCATACAATAAAATTTACGGAACTTTACAAATATGGCGAATAGTATTTTAACCTTTAATTTTGAATATCAAGAAGCATATACAAGCGTAATAGAATTTGAAACGCAAATAAACGAAAAACATAAGGGTAAAGAACAACGCTACCCAAAATGGACTTACCCAAAAAGAACATTTACGCTTAAATTTGATAAGAATTTTAACGACCGCCAAGCGTTAGAAGACTTTTTTATAGAAGTAATGCAAAACGGCGGTAAATTTAATTGGACTTGGGCGGCTGATAAAGGCGGTAACGACCAAACCTATTTATGCTTCTTTGAAAGCGAAACATTTAAGCAAAATATTAAAAATTTAGGTTATACCGAATGTGAATTAGGGTTAGTATGTATTGACGATAACCCGATAGAAGCCGTAGGCGCTTTTGATTTTTACCATGACGCAGAGTGTGAAAACTCATTAGACTTTTATAGAATTATGGATAGCGTATTTACCGCGGCCAATAACATGAAAGTATGGTGGGATAGTCCGAAAAAGTCATGGACGCTTAAAATGGATAAAGACCCGGAAGCGCGCAAAAAATTAGAAAACTTTTTTATAGCAAAACGCGGCCGCTTTAGGTCGTTTGATTGGACTTGGGAAAGGTCTAGGGGTGGCGACGGTAAGACCTACCATGTGCGCTTTGATTCCGATATTTTACAAATGGACATAGACAAATACGGCTATGCGACTTTACAAGTGCAATTAGTAGAAGTAATACCAACGGCCAACCCGCTATTAGAAGTTGAAAAAGACGAAATAATACCCCGTAAATTATTAGAAATAGACATACCCGGCGGCGGTATCAGAATTATAGATAATGAAACCTTGGCCGAATTATACTACGATAATAATTTATATTTGGGCGCGCCGTTAAGCCATGGCGACATTATAAAAGACGATAATAGTAGCGTATCAAAATTAAATATATCTTTATCAAATGTAGGGCTAGGAATATCAAGTATAGTAGGCGCGCGCGGTGATGTAGTAACCGATTCAAACGCAGTATTAACGCTTGTATTTTTAGATGTAAATACAAATGCTTTAATACCCGGCATGGAACGCATATTATACGCCGGAAAATGTAATAACCTTAATTTAGACTTTGAAAGCGCGACAATGGATATAGAAACGCCGTTAGGCGGGTATGAAAAACAATGCCCGGCCATGAAATACCGCGCGACTTGCCAAGTTAGACGCTTCAAAGACTGTAGATGTGGTTACACCGGCGAAGCAACCGCATGCGATAGAACTTTTGACAGGTGTAAAGAATTAGGCAACCAAGACAATTTTAGGGGCTTCCCGACAATGTACGAAGAATTAGTAATAAAAGTATAACGGGGGTAATTATGGACGAAAAAATAAAAGAATTACTAAAACAAGTTGGCCGACCTTATGAAATGTATAACGAAGACGGCACATATCAAGGGTGCTTTTACCCGGTGCAATTTTTATACCCGGATAAGCCGCGTTATAAATTAAGGTCAAACGACGACGACAAAAACTATATATACGGAATTGGCAAAATTAGAAAACATTGTACGGCAATTACGCCGGACGAATTACAAAAGGGCGATATAATCGCTACAAAATTCCGCGACGAATTACATGTAGCAATTTATTACGAATTTGGCAAAATTATACATGTATTTAGGGGTCATACATTACAAATTAGTAGATTAAAGATTTTTAATAACAATTATCAATGTTATAGGGTGGTATAATGGCAATATTTACGGCAATAGCGGCGGCAATTACGGCAGCAGTAACAACCGTATTTACCGCGGTAGGCGCTACGGGTGCAATAGCGGCGGCGGTAGCGGTTGGCGTAGGTTATGTAGGGGCGGCCGTAATATATGGCGGGGTGGCGTTAGCCTTATCGTCCATAGGTAGCAAATTAGGCGGTAGCGGACGCGCGGGAAGTTACGGCGATTCTTCCGCAACTTACGGCGGTACAGTTTTACAAACACAAACTAACCAAGACTTACCGATAGCCATGCTATATGGTACGGTTAAATTAGCCGGTAATAGAATTTGGCAAGACGACGACACAACAAAAAGAATTAAAAGGCTTATTGGTTTTGCAGAGGGCGAAATAACAGAATTTAGCGACATTAGGCTGAATGATATAAAATCAAATACTATAAGCGGTATAACTATAAATAAGTATTACGGCACTTCTACGCAATTAGTAGACAGTATTGTAGGCGGTAGAAATCAAGCCGAACGCGTAGAAAAAGTAGGAAGCCTTAAAAATGTTGCGTATTTGGCTATAAATGTACCAAAAGGCGATAAAATAGACGCTAACTATAACTTAACGGCGATAGTAAAAGGCCGTAAAATAAGGGTTTATACTTCTTCTTATTTATCAAGTTATACGGTGCAATATTCCGAAAACCCGGCATGGGTTATGTTTGATTTTTTAACATCATACAACGGGCTAGGGTTAGCGCTTAATAATGACGGTACGGTAAGCGACCAAATTATAGCCGAATTATTTGACCTTGATAGTTTTATAGAAGCGGCCGCATATTGCGACGAACAAATACCATATACGGATAAAGACGGGAATATAAAATATAGCCCGCGTTTTACTTTTAATATGATATTTGATAGCCAAACAAGCGCCCGCGACCTTATAGACGAAATATATAGAAGTTGTAGGGGCGGTTTATTTACCAAAAATGGTAAATTACAATTCAAAATAGATAAGGCTGAAGCCGTAAGCAAGGTTTTTACGGCCGACGATATAGTAAAAGGGTCTGAAACCTACCAAACTATACCGAGCGAAGAACATTACGACATATTAAAACTTGTTTATATAAGCCCTGAACATGAATGGCAAAAAGTAGAAGCCTTTGCAGAAATACCCGAATATCGCGACGGCGTACCGATAGAACATGCGGTAAATTGCTATAGCGTAACGAATTTTCAACAGGCTAGCCGCTTGGCTTGGTATTATGTCAATTCTAAAATTTTATGCCCGTATTTCGGAAGTTTTAAAACCGATTATAGGGCATACGATTTAGAAGTAGGCGACGTGATACAATTTGATAGCCTTTTAATGGGGTTGGACGGATATAAAGCAAAGGTAACTAGCGTAATAGACGACGGCGCGGGTACTTTTACTATAAATTGGCGTACTTATGACGAACGATTATATAGCGACGAATTAGGTAGCAAAGAACCGCGCGTATTAGTATCAAATTTAAGCGATTTATACGGCGCGCCTGATGATGTGGCCGCGTTTAATGTAGTACAAAACCAAAAATTAGTAGAATTTGCGTGGACGGCCGTAGAGGGTACGGGCATAACTTACGAAATTCGTAAGGGTGATTCTTGGGAATCGTCTAAAATTGTCGCTACTAATTTAAGCGGTACGACTTATACGGCCAATTTAACATCAAAAGGCATTATGAAGTATTGGATAAAAGCCAAAAACCAATACAATTATTCATTAAACGCCATAGGCGATATATTGAATGTTCAATATATACCCGAACTTAACGAAATTATATCAAACAACATATTAGAAGACCCGCAAGGCGTGTACGAAGACACAAAAATATATAGGGGTAAACTTAAATTAAAATCTAATATGAAATGGCGCAAATTAGACGACTTTTGGCAAAAAGACGGCGCGCGCTATTACGCCGACGGTAATAATAAATGGGGTACGACAACGGTAACTACCGGCGCGTATACTTCCCAAATATTTGATATAGGCGCAAGCCTTAATAATATAATATCGTTTGATTATACGCTATATTCAACGGACGAAGCGCAAAGTGTAACTATTGAATGGCGATATAGTGAAGACGGCGAAACATGGACGGAATGGCTTGTAGGTGCTACGGGCGCATACCAATTTAGGTATTATCAAGTTAAAGTAACATTTAATAACCCTAACGCGGCTATGATGTGGTTAAGTGATTTGGTAATGACGGTTGATGTACCCGACCGCGTAGAAGAATACACAAACCGCGAAATAGCATACGCGCCGGACGGCTTAACAATTTTCTATGCGGACGATTCCGAAAGTAAAATTAAGGCTAATTTTATCAAGCCAAAACCGCATGTATTGGTTACGCCATACGATACCAACGCATACCCGAATGTATTGGAATCAGAGCGCGGCTACTGTGTAGTAAAACTATATACCAATGAGGGTATAGAAACTACGGGCGCGGTAAATATAACCGTATCGGGATATTAGGAAAGGACTAAAATAAAATGGCAAATGAAGAAAATTACGAATGGACGGACAACCCGACCGAAGCGGGCGTAGCAGAGTGCGACCCGGACATATTAAACGCTTGTTTAATGTATTTGCGCTATAATGCGGCAACCGGTAACGGCATACCGCCAATGGCGATTAAAAACAAAGATATTATTAAATCGGGCAATACTTATACGCTTACTTGGCAAGACCCGGACGACAGTATAATAGACGGGGTAGAAATTGCAACATGGGGCGGTACTGTTATTGTTAGAAAAATCGGCGAATATCCGACCGACCAAAACGACGGTACTATAGTATGTACGAATTTGGTAAGGAATCAATACGCCGTAAATGGCTTTGAAGATACTGTAGAAGACGAAGAAGCCGACTACTACTATAGGGCGTTCCCTTTTACCGTAAACAAAGTTTATAATATGAGTACGGCCAATTATTTCGGCGCTTGGGTTTGCGGGTATATGGAATTAGATAACGAAAGCGTACCCGGCCAACGCTACGAATATTTGGAAGAAAATAAAAACTATAACCCATGCTATATGAATTTTACAAGCGATTTATTTAATTGGGGGTCTTGGGAAAATCACCCGTTAGTAAATTGGAACAATGTAAAACCATGCATGGTTTATAATGCTTCAAGCGGTCAAAACGGCCAAGTAGCATACTATTTAGACCCTAACGACCATACAAAAATATATAATAGTGATGTGGCAAGCGATATTGCTAATACTTCTTTCGCGGGTAATGCTATGGTACAATTCCGCAAAGTATTTACTAAAGTAGAAACTAAAAACGACGAAAAAGGCCGCCGCACTTATGTATATTTTAGTAATGTAAAATTAGATTCCGGCTTTGAGTGTTATTGGTGTAAACGCGCCGACGGTACATATAACGAATACGGCTATGCGCCAATGTATAACGGGTCTTCAATAAATAATATTTTACGGTCTATATCCGGCCAAACGGTTATAAATACACAAACCGCAGAAACCGAAATAAACCGCGCGCGCGCAAACGGCGACGGTTGGGACACCGAATTATTCAGCATGAATCAATATTTAATACGCTTGTTTAAGTTGCTTTTCAAAAATGCAAATAGCCAAGCGGTATTAGGCCAAGGCAAAAGCGACGGCGGTAATAGTGTAAGCGCTTGTTTAACAACGGGTACTATGAATAAACGCGGCATGATGTGGGGCAGCACTTCTACAAGTGTCGGCGTTAAATTTATGTATATTGAAAATTTTTGGGGTAGCCAATGGCGACGCTATCGCGGGCATGTTGTTATAAATGGCGTACACTATGTAAAAATGACTAAAAGCATTATAGACGGGTCAAGCGCAAGCGATTACAATTTAACCGGCGCGGGCTATATTCCGTTAAATGATATTCCGGCCGCTTCCGGCACTTCCGGCGGTTACATATCACAAAGTCAAGAAAATGAATACGGCCGCTTTGGTACTGTTATAAGCGGGTCGGCTACTACTTACCTTTGCGACGGCACATGGTTTAACAATTCCGGCACTATGTACCCGTTTCGCGGTGGCCATTCCGTCAATGGTGCGTTTTGTGGGGTGTCTTGTTTCGTTTCCAACTCTGCGGCTTCTCATGCGGGCTGGGGCATTGGCGCGGCTCTTTCTTATACACCTCTTTAGGGGGTTTGGGGGTCTTCCCCCAAGTATAAGAATATAGAAGACTTGTACTAATAGGGGTAAAGTGTATGCCCGTATCGCGGTGGCAATTCCAACAATGGTGCGATTTGTGGGGTGTCTTGTTTCAATTCCAACAATGCGGCTTCTAATGCGAACTGGAACATTGGCGCGGCTAATTCTTAATAATACATTACTTTCTAATGTACCCTTTATCCCTTGCCGCTTGGCAAAAATTAACCGAACAAGAGGCGCGGGCTAGTAGCAATAGTTGAAAACCGGCGAGGTTATTAAGAAAGACTAATGAAATCTTATAAATATCTCTTTGAAAAGTTAATTAGTTATGAAAATTTAAGCGCCGCTATAGAAAAATCGTCATTAGGTAAAAAAGAAAGGCGAGAAGTTAAAAGAGTTTTAGACCATAAAGACGAACATATAAAACGCTTGCAAGATTTACTAATTAACCAAAAATTACGAATACGAAAGCATGAAGCAATTAAAATTAACGACGGCATAACGGCTAAAGTAAGGTTAATTATTAAGCCCGATTATGTCTACGAACAAATTTTACACCATGCAATAGTACAAGTTTTAACGCCTATATTTATGCGTAGTATGTATGTATATTCTTGCGGGTCATTACCCGGCCGCGGCGGGTTATACGGTAAGCGATATTTGGCAAAATACATACGCGAAAACCCAACAAAAATTAAGTATGTTGCTAAAGGCGATATTACTAAATTTTTTCAAACCGTAAATATAGAACTTGTAAAAGATAAATTTAGAAAAATTATACATGATGAAAAATTTTTACAAGTTTTATTTTTGGTTTTAGATTCAAATATAGCGAATTATCAAGGCCAAGAAATTAACATGGGCTTACCAATAGGCTATTATTTAAGTCAATGGATAGCGAATTGGTTTTTACAAGACTTTGACTATTTTATAAAGCAGAAATTAAAAATAAAATGCTATATA